CTCGGCCATCCAGTTCAGATATTCCATTGCCTTAACTCCTCACCAGATGCTTTTCCGACCACCGAGCCAATTCGAGGCGCGCGGCGGCTGCTCAACCGGGCGCGACACGTCACTAGCGTTTGTGTGCGGCGGCGCATCTGCGACGCCCGGTTGATCGCCGACAGCCACAGCCGGCACGCTTTCGCCTTGGCCAGCGGGGGGAACATCGCTAGGCCGCAGCGTAAACAGATCGCGAGCATCGAGCGCCGGCGCACGATCGCGCGCGATGCTTTTCCACTCATCATCCGTCATCGCCGACACGCCGAGGTGATCGGCGAGCGCCATATTGTAGATGCGGCAGTCGAGGAAGTGATTGGCTTGACTTCCGCGCGGTTGCCACGCCTTCGTCATGCGGCCTCGCGACCGCATGTCGGCGAGATATTCCGACGTGATTTGCTTGAAATATTCCTCATCAAGCCACTTGCCAAAATGGCAGAAGCCCGGCGGATCAACTTCCTTTCCGGCCGTCTTGCCCTCGCGGCGAAGATCCTCGTACCAGTGCCCCTTGAGCGACCACGTGCCGACGGGCCAGATTTTGCCCGAACCGATTTTGTGGCCGTTCAAGTCAATATCGACAAGCGACGGCGTGCCGAGCGCAGGCTTATTCCAGCCGTCCCGGCCGTCCACCGCATAGGCATAATGCCGCGACCGCACCCACGCATAGACGACGTGCGAACGAAAGCCCGAGTCAACCGCGAATGCGTCGATGCGCCGGCGACCACCAAAAGCGTCGGGCCACTCGCGGTTGTAAACTTCGGCGAGCTTTAGAAACGCGCCGTCGTTTGCATCCGTCGTGTCGCCATCGAGAACGAATGTCTCGATCACCCATGACTCGCGATTAGGCGCCCACGCGACGACTTCGACATAGATGCCGTTCATCTGCACGTCGGCGGCCGCCGTGAGCATCAAGGCTCGATGCGGAATGAAGCCGCGACGATAATCCTCACGCCGCTCCATGAGCCGCACGTGATCCGGTGCATCGCCCTTGACTTCATAAGCCTCACCGAGCGTGAGGTTATAGAAGCCCTTCAACGCCTCGGGGTTTGACTGCGCATTGATCCAACGCTCGGCGATCAGATCCCACGGCACGAACGACGACGACAGTGCGTCGATATGATAGCTCGGAAACTTGCCCGGCCCCGGCGCCGTCGCGATCCATCCGCCCTCGCCGCCATTCTCAGGCGCAGCTTTGCGGACAAGCTCTTTCTTCTCGTTCGCCTCAATGACGACACCGCAACACGGCGCCACATAGTGCGCGTTGAACGGAAACGCCTTGTTGAACCGAAAATCCGGCCCGAACCGAAACGGAAACTTGTTGCCACAGCCAGGGCAACAGATATGCCAGTATCGCTGATCGCCGAGGTGGAATTGCTCATCAATGTAGCAAACACCCTTGATCGTCGGCGTCGAGATATTCAACTCTTTCCAGTCGCCGGTGTCGCGGAACGATTCATAGCGCGCCTCGATCATCGCGTGCGGTGATCCCTGCTTATTCAAATCAGCCGGGTACTCGCTCGCCTCATCCTTGATCGCCTTGCGCTTTGTTTTCGATCGCAGACCCGCCGATGAATTGGCGATCGTCATGGCCATCGAGCCGCCGGGATAACGCTTGGTTGTCCCCGTCGAGCCTTCACCGTCGCGCGACTTTTGCGCCTTCACCTTTCCCTTGAGCGGCTTCGATTGCTCGATTGCCGGATTGAGCTTTTCGCGAATGAAGTCGTTAAGCGCGCCTTCGGTCGGCTGCACAAGCAAGATGCCGCCCGACGGATCGCAATCGATCGAGTGGCCGACGACGGCGATCGCCATCACCGTGAAGCCGGTTTGCGCCGACTTGCGCACCACGATCTTATTGACCGGCGAGGCCGGCCCCATGCTATCAAGCGGCTCAATGATGTACGGCGTCAGCGTCGCATCCCAAAGCTCGCCGGCGCGCGGCCCGTCGGGCACAACGAGATTTTTCGCCGCCCATTGCGACGGCGTAACCTCAGCGGCCGGCGTGAACAGCTTGACGAAAACGCGCGAGATGATGTCAGTCGCCGAATGCTTGAACTGCAACATTTCAAACCGCCGGCCTATTCATCCTCATCATCAGCGATCAGCGTTTCAGCATTCGCCGTTGCGCCCGCCGCCGCGAGCTTTTGCATCGCTTCTGCGACGCCCTGCCGCGTCTCGCGCACAATGTCTTTCAACGTCGCGCGCGCGCCGGCGGCGCCGTCTTTCGCAACAGCCGCCGCGATCGTGTCGCTGTGTGCGACGATGCGATCGATGACGCGAATTGCAGCCTCGGCCGCCTTCGCCGCCGCATCGGCGATCTGATCGACGGGCACTAGGCGCCCTAATTCCTTTTGCAACTCGATCCATCGCAGATCGGCCGCATACTGTTTTTCGCGCGTCTGATGATCCCGGTATGCCGGATGCGCCGGCGCCGTGTCGCCTTCACCGTCGCCGCCGGCCTTGGTGATCGCGCCAGCTTCGCGCGCGGCGTCGCCGACTTCGCCAACCGCGAGATCATACTCGGCCAGGTTGATCAGTTTCGATCGACCCTCGCGGCGCACCGTGATCTTGCCGTCGGTTTCCAGCCGATCGACGCGCTCACCAGCACTTTGCCGCGTGATATTTTTTTGCCGCGCGAGATCAGCGACGCTGATCCACAAGCCATCCTCAACGAGATCGTCGCTCATCACTTCCCCGAGGGAACGTAACCCGGCCGACAAAATGCGATCATCTGGCGACCATCGCCGCCCGTAGCAGCATTGCCGTTTTGCTTGACGACCATTTGAGCGAGCGCCGCGTTGCACGCTTCCGGCGTGCCGTAGTCGATCAGCGAGGACACGCCACAGCCCCATCCCGTGATGCCGGCGCACACATAAAGCATCGTCGCTGCAATCGCGGTCATGATCAGCCTCATTGGCGGCATCGGCCGCAGTGTTGCAAAAAAGCCGAAGCCGTTGACAGGCTGTCAGGTTTGACAGGTCAATTTTTGCGGCTTTCAGCTAGCGAAAATTCGGGGCCTCCCCGCCCGTGAAGGGCATGGGCCGGGGAAGGACCCGCGCCCGAAATGTAGGGCCTCGGCCTCGGCGCCGGCCACCACATCTAGGGTGCGAAGGAGCGGCCAATCATGCGCGCGACGACCGCACCGACGGCACCGCCGCCGATGATGCCGATCGGCAACGCCGACAGCGCAGCTTTGATGCTGATCAGATTGAATAGAGACAGCCCGACGGCCGAGAGGATTGAGCCGGCGAGGACGATGCAGCCGGCCACAAGGCCAGCAAGCAACATGAGAGCGGATCGGACATCAAGCGCCATCGCCACACCTCACGGGTAACAGACATCACACCCACTCGCCCGCGTCGAAACGGGACCGTTGCACTTCCAATAGGGCGGGCACCGATCCGCCTTGGCCTTGCGGTTGACGCGCATCACGCGATCACCGCGCCAACCATCGCCGAGCGCCGGCTTGGCGCCGAAGTCCGCCGCGACGGCAAAGACAAGCGAGACGATGACGATCCACAGCGTAGGCATCACGGCCGCCTTATGTTGATCCATCGCCGCTCAACAGCCGCGACAACTCGTGATCGAGACGCTTCGGCAGTGTCGCCGCGACCGTCGTCTGAAACGCGATCTCCGATGCGCCGGTCAATAGCTCTTTCGGAATGAACAAACCCGAGCGCATTTGAGCGATCGGCAATCTGCTCTTGCCCACGCGGTGGAACACATGACCAGCCATGCCGGGCTTGGTGAATGCAACACGCGCCTTGAAGCCTTGCTTCATAAACCCGCCGGCATAGATGCGCGGCTGATTCCACGGCCGCGCCTCGACACCTTTGCCGCTTTCCTTGGCGCCAAAGAACTGCACGCGGACATCGCCGCCCCTCACCTTCAACGAGTAGGTGAGTGCGCCAATCTCGGGCACGATGGCCTTCACGATCGTCTTGCGCGGCAATCCCGTTTGCTTCACAAGCGCGCGCGTGACTTGCGTCTTGGCCTGCTCACCCGATCGATTGAGTGCGCGCTGGATGACGCCGGGCGCCTTGTCCGCAGCATTCTCAAACACCTTCGCAGCCGCGACGATGCCAGCGACATCAACGCTAATGCTGGCGACACTCATCGCTTGATCGTTGCGCGCATCTGCGCAAGCCGGTTGGCGGCGGCAGTTTTGATAGCACCGCTTCGCACGTCTTGCGTCAACGTGCGACCGACATATGCGAGGCTCTTGCCGGCGGACTGCATGTTGCCACGCGCAACCGCAGATGCGGCGCTTGACAGCGCCTTGCCGCGCTCATTGCAACGACAACCCATGACAACACCTCACCGCAAGAATAGGCAATCCGGCCAACGTCGCGATCGTCCGCGTTGATTTTCGCTCGGGGGGACGATTGAGAAAATACCGACGTGCAAACGTCGGCCGGATATTCGAATTAGTAGAACGCGCCGGCGGCGTCAGCCGGGCGCTCTTTGAACCGCCGCGCCGGCGTCGAGCCGGTGGACAACTCAAATGCTTTCACGGCTTCACCGTGACTACGGAAGCGGCGCGGTGCGCCGGCGGCGTCGCTCAACAGCTTGCCGCGCACAAACACGCCATAAAATTCGACGACATCGAACACGCCACTGCAATCGCCGAACTTAATCAGCGCCACGCCATTCATGTTCATGATGTCACCCCTGAATTTGTGTCCGTTACTCGGCCACGGAACCGGGCCGTTTTTCAGCGTCCATCTCCGAGAACGCGGGCGGGCCAATATTTGAAAACGCCTTGATCGCGCGGCGCGTCCCGATTGCAGATCGTCATTCAGACTTAAAGGCCGATCGACTGATACCAACTTGTTACTTGCGCATGACGCACCACCTCGCAGGGAGAACGATTCAGGCTTGATCTGACTCTGATAAGCGAAGACACGAAAAAACCCGCCGGTGAGGGCGGGTTTCGCGTTGGCCTATTTCCACTCTTCCCCTGTACGTCAAGCACCTCGTTCCGGTCAATCCCACCCTTGCAAGAATGCGAGTTGTTACGCTGTAACAAGCTCCAAATGAAAAACCTTCCCATGCCTAGCATGCGGCGTCGGGCGCCGCGACGCGGGCCGAACCGGCGTGACGGGCAGAATATCAGTCGAAACCGGCGCCTCATCGAGAACACGCAGCACGCGCGACGGCTGCACTTGGCCGGTTATCCACGGCAACGGCCGCGCCGCTGGCATCGTCGGCGCGAACTCAACCAACGTATCTCCGAGCATATCAACGAGCGCACAAAGCGAAGTATGCCACGCAACATATTCGGCGCGCGAATGTCCGATCGACATGAGATCCGGATCGCCCCATCGCAGCGGCGAGCGCGGCGCCATATCGAAATCATACATACCCTTGCGCTGCGCTCGGCCGCCACGATTAGGCAGCATCGCCACCTCAACACCGTCGGCATCGACACCATGCACGAGCGGACGGCGGCGGATCGCGCCTTGAGGATCGCGAAACTCAACGGTCATCGCATACGCCGTCGGCTGCTCAAACTGCCAAGCCGGCCGCCCGCCCGAGATCGCCTTGCTGATCACAAGCGCGCGCGGATTGAAGTCAGCCACGAGCAACGACGCTGCGCATGTTGCAGCGATCGGCGCGAGATCACCGAACAAGCCGAGCGCATTATCGATGTCAGGAAGATGGCCGCGATCATCAAGGCGCTGGATCGCAGCGGCGACGGCGAGTGCATCCTCGTGCGGCGAGCCAGGCACAAAGCCCATCCCATCATAGGAACCGCGCGAGACATCAACGCGCGTCCCGAGCAAGCCATATTGCGTCAGCAAGTCCCACGCGGAGGCCGACACAGCCTTGCCCTTCGGCAACTCATCACGCAACGCCCACTGCACGAGCTTTTCAATGTCGATTGGTTTTTTCATCGTTCCCCCGAACCTGAAACAAAAACGCATCGCGAGAATTATCACCGCTTCCTGTATTCGCGGACCCTTGCACCATCTTTATTTTGCTGATGTCGGGTATGTCGGGTTGATGTAGCGTTGAGGATGACCCGACATTGATATTTTCGTTTTCTCTTTCAATAATTTATCTCTTTGAATGTTGGGTATGTAGGGTTGAAAGGAGACATACACATGAGAAAGAAAAAGAGGGCTATTCGCCCCGAACCCCGCCAAGAAGAATCTACACGTAGGGCGCCGCGAACCCGACACACCCGACATCAGAATCTATAAGTCACTGAGAGAGTAGGCGATTGATGCGATGTCGGGTTGCAAAAACCCGACATCAACCCGACACACCCGACATTCGCTAGACCGGAATGGCCTCGTCATTGTCGGCGGGATGCGGCGGCTCATGGCCACCTTGCGTCACACGCGGCCGAATCGGCACGTCATGGAGCTTTACATCAATGTAGACGCGCGAGCTAGTAACTCGGTGCTTAACAAAACCCTTTTGCGACATCGCCGTTGCGAAACTTTTTTCCTTCCAAGCTCGCACGCCGTTCGAATAGCACCACGACACGAACGCGTCATACATGGCCCGCGCCGCCACTGTCGAGGCCGAAGACCCGTCATCCTTCACCGGCACACTCACAACGCAGTCGCCAAGGAAACAGCCCACGGGGTCCATCTCCTCGCGATAGGCGGCCGTTGAATCAAGCACCTCTTGCGGAGTGCGCAGCCCGGCGCCGAGATAGTCGCACGCGCCGGCAACGAGCCAATTCAAAATCCCCGATCGCTCGGCCCAAAGCTCGGCCATCACTTCATTGAACGCGCGGCGCTCATTGTCGGGGATCTTCGTTGGCCACAACACGAAGCGGATGCGGCGCCAGATGCCATGATCGACGCCGCCGATCTCGGGCTTGTGATTTCCCGCCAACACCATCTTGAACGTCGGCAGAAACTCGAAAAACTCGCCGTAGTTATGCCGCGTCAAGATCGGTTCGCCGCCAGTGAGTGACTTGATCAGCGATTCCTTGAACGGCACGCCGCGATCAGGCTCGCTCGATCGCACAAGCCGAGCGCCAGGCAGACGCGCAATATCCGGCGAGGCTTGGCTACCGCTCGCCTGCGCATCGCCCGCGATCGAGGCGAAATTGATCGTGGCCGAGTAATCACCCATCACGCGGGCAACGATCTCGTTGAATGTCGATTTCCAGTTAGCGCCATCACCAAAGTTGAACACGAGGCATTGCTCGCCGGTCTGCCCGGTGATCGCGTACCCGTGGTAACGCTGCAAAAAGTTGCGCGTCGGCTCATTCGGCTGAAAGCGCAGCATTGAATCGATGTACTTCGGCGCCGGCGCCTTCGGATCATAATCAACCGGCGAGCATTTCGTGATGCGATCAAGACGATTATGCGGCCGCAACTCGGCGCGCCACTCTTTCCGCTTGTAATTCGTCGTCTCCGATCCATCGGGATCGTCAAACTCATGCTCGGCGAAATAGATCGTGCCGTTAGCAACATTGAAGGCGAGCGGATCAGCATCGAGATCGGCCGGGCCGACGGTGCAATGCGGCTTTGCCCGCTCGATCATGCCGGTGATCTTGCCGGAATTGCCCGAGGAGATCGCGTATTTGCGCCGGGCGATCTTGCGTCCCTGCAACGCGCGCCGGGCGCCCTCACCGTCGGCAATCAGGCTCAGAAGCTCTTTTCGCCGGTTCTCATAGGCGTCATCGGCATCCTCGGGCTTGTTTTTCAGATGCGCATCGAGCGCCGCTTTGGCCTCGGCGCCGATCTCGATCGCGCGATGCTCAAGAGGCGTCGCCGACATGGCGTCGGCTTCCAAGACGATACGCGCGGCCACGAGTTGCGCCATTCGCTCGACAGCTTCGGCGCCGCCTTCGTTTTTCCAGCGCGAGCCGGTCCACACGTGCCAGCCGACGGCGCGCACGTGCATGATCTGCCCGCCGAAGTGATGCAACAGCCGCTTGCCGTTGCCGGTATCGTTCGGCGGCTCGGAAACGCACAATTCAACAGCCGCGCTCGACACATCATCGGCATTGTCGCGATCGTCGAGGCCATAGGAAAGCGCCGCGTCGTCGTCGATCGCGCCATCAAAATCGCCCCTCTCCTCGTGGGACCCCCGCCCCTCGGCGGGGTGCGGGGCGCCAGCGAACGGATCAGCGGCGGAACCTTCAACAAGGTCGGCGATGCGGTCGGCGTTGTCGGAATGGTTATTGTTGTTCTGATCGTCAATCATGACATCGCTCACTTAGAGAAGATCGTTGAAGTCGCAGCCCGCCGGCGCGATCGCGACGCGGACAAGGCGCCCCGGCCGCTCGTGACGTTGCGTCGCGCGCTGCAACGCAGTGCGCGTAAAGAACGGCTCGGAATCGCCATCGCCGAGCAAGACCAGTTCAGGGCAATCATCGGGCACCGGCATCGCCGGCGCGGTCATGTCAGCGACAGGGCCAGGAATGCGCTTGACGCGACCGGCCGCCGTCTTTTCCGTAGGGTGCGGCACTGTTTCGACAGCGCGGCCGCAGAGATTGCCGATATCGACGCCCGATCGGAAAGCATCACCGTCGCGCGACCGCTTCGCGTTTTGCAAAGCGGTGTAGACAGCGAGAACCGTCTCAATCCCCTCACCCGCGAACATGCGGCGCACGGTCCGCACACCGGGATCACCATGCCCGCCGAGATCGATATAGCCGCCAGCCTTTGAGCCGCGCACTTTCTTGGACGGCAGCACCTCGCCGGACTCGGGATCGACGATCGACGCCTTGCCCTTCGGCCCGGCCGGATCGAGCCAAGTGATATGAAGGCCAGCAAACACGCCGGCGATCATGATCGGCGCCAGCATCGCCGGGCCACGATGCAGCAAGCGCGGCTCATGTTCACGTCCGTCACCGAAATACGGCATCGACAGATGGCAACGCAGCCGAGCATCCGCCGGCACCAAGAGGCGACGCCGCGCCAGATAGGCCGCCGCCGGCGATCCGGGCAGGCGTGACGCGTCTTGCCAAAACTTATAGAGCCGCTTGCGCTCACGCTCCCGATAGATCAGGCCCGCCGCGTGCGCCTTTTGCGCGCGGTCATAGCCACGGTGATATGCAGCCGACAACTCGCCATCAGCGAACGGCGACGCCGCCGGCCGGCACGGGTGAGCCGCCGTGGCATCGAGCTTGAACGCCTGCGCACCACGGCGCTCGGCAACGGCCGGCGTCACCACTTCCTCGCGCGTACCACCAAGACGCTCGATCGCCTCGGGAAACGTCAACCCCTCGCGCTTGATCACGAGCTTGATGATATCGCCGCCATCGGCACACACGGCGCAAACCCATTTCTCGGCATCGCATTCAAAACGCATCGCATCGCGCGATTGCGGATCATCGGAGCAGATCGGACACGGGCCGACAAACTGCCCGACCGATCGGCCGCGCTTGCTACGCAAGGCGACGAACTTCCCGGCGTAGTCAGCAACGGAATTGCGATCCTTGATCGCGTGCAGTTGATCATCAGAGATCAGCGCGCTCATGTGGCACCATCCGCATAAGGTTCGGCGCCGGTGACATAGGGCTTGATCAGCCGCCACAGCCGCGCATATTCCAAAAACCATTGCTGGCGCGCGCTATCCATCAGCGCGGGCCATTCCGCCATGCGGCGGCAATACTCGATCTCTTGCCAGACCTTATGAACTTCCGAACGCGTCATGCCGTCTCGGCCTCGGGATCAACGAGCGCAGCGGCCGCAGCGGCGTCTTGCTCAGCGATCGCCGCAAGCTCACGCAACCGATCCTTGATCTGATCGTCGCCGGCGATGCGGTCGATCACCACGCACAGCGTTTTGAAGATCTTGGCGTGTCGCCGGTGATGCTCGATCACCCATCCGCCATCATTCTCGCGCGCATATCGCTCGGACGATTCCGCGCGCGTCATTTCGTTGTAACAGAGCGACCACGCGTCGCCCCACCCGATCGAATCGCGCGGCGCATCCTCAAAGAGAGGTGCGGAGAGATCAGCGGCGGCGATCTCAGACATATTTGACACTGCACATGAGCTTCGATTTACGGTCGCGCGCGAGAGCGTCTTGCAACGCAGTATCGGCCTCGCGCACGTCGTCTTGCGCCTTTGCAATGAGCCGATCGATATAGGTCGGCATGTCAGAGCGGATCAAATCCCCGATCGCACGAGCCACAACGGCGACGTTGGGCAACATCTCGCGGGTATGAGCGATCTGGATTTTATCAAGCGTCTCCGTTCGCACCTTTGGATCATCGAGCGCGTCGCGAATATTGCGCAGCCGATCGACCGCCTCATCATATTTTCGGAACGCCATCGTTGCTTCGCTCACGAGTGATCCCCTTTCGCGCTAAGGCCGGCGGCCTCGATCCACTGCTCAACATTGTGCTTGATGGCGCGCTTAGCCGCGTCGAGATCGGCCGCCGGCTGGATACGATTGCTCGCCAGCGCGCACACGAAAACGAATTGATGACGACTGCCGCCGGCGGGATTGTTGTCGATCACGCCGACCGTATGCACACCCAGGCGCGCAAACACGCGGCCGCCCTGATCAACGAACTGCACAACCTCGCGCTTGGCGCGCTGCACCGGCGCAGCCGATCGGCCTTGACGCCGCGCGTCACCGGGTTTGGATTGATAGCTCATGCGTACACCCCGAGCCGGTTGGCCTCGTGGATAAAGCGCGCCATCGCATCGCGAGGCGACAGCAGCATCAGCGACACCGGCAACGGATCAACCGCGTCAAAATTCGTCCGCCAAGGCGCCGGCTTTTCGGACATGATTTGAACTTCCTCGGTGAGGCCGATCCGCTCATCGAGCGCCTTCACATGGGCCGGCAACGGCCAATCAAAATCCGCCCAAGCGGCGATCTTGATCATGATGCCGCTTTCAATGGTCTTGTAGTTGCTCAACATCGGCTTGATCGGCCGCGCCATATCGCGCAAACCGATACCCTCGCTCCCGTCGTGAAAAAGAGCGGCGCGGCGATCGCGCAACGAGAAACCCAGCCGCTCGGCCTCCAGCGTCATCAAAATGGAATGCTCGGCCACGCTGTAAAATTCGAGACACTGCCCGGCATAGCGACACTCTTTCGCGAGGCCACTGGCGATATCAACGAGCGCGAAATCCTCGACGCGCGGATCGAGCGGGAAAAACTGGCGCCCGGAATAGGTCTGAATCCAATCACCGATCCGCGCTTGCATCACTTCACCTTGCCCGGATGACTGATCGGCTCATCGCCCCAAATGGCGCGAAGATCGTTCACGGTGCGCCATCGGCCGATTTTAGAGCCGTGCGTGACGCCCTCAGCGAACGCTTCAAGCGCCGCCCGATCCGCCGGCAGATCGAAGCGCCTCGGCTCGTCAAGCGTTGGCAGATGCACGAGCGCAATGTCAGCGTCCGCCATTCGCTCGCACTGATCGAGGCCGCCCGTCGGCCGTCTGCGGAAGAAAGTCATGTCACCGATGACATCCGTCATGATTCAGTCTCGCTATCGAGGAGAGCGCGCACGCGCGCCTTGTTGGCGCTTGTCATGAAGTAGCCAACGCTCGCGCGTGTCTCGATCGCGATATCGCGCGTCCCGAGTTTCTTGCGCAGCGAATTGACTTGCACGTGGATGACCTTTTCAGGCCCCTTCGGCTGATCCGCCTCGGGCCTTGCGCCATAGAGCGCCGTGATGATCGCCCCGGTGCCAACGACGCCAGAGGGCGCCGCAACGAGCATGCCGAGAATGACCGTCTGCGTTTTGGTGAGGCCGAGGATCGCCGGCATATTGATGCCGAGGAGGCTTTCAAGCTCGGCGATCCGATCCTCAAGGCGCTGCGCATAATCCCGCAGGCCCCGCATTGCCGCGACCTGCGCATTACTGCCGCTCGCGGCAGCGCGCATCAACTCGGCGGCGACGCTCGGACTCATCGCAGCGTTTCCGCGATGTAACCCGAACGCACTTGCGCGGCGAACTCGCCGAGAGCGGCCGGCTTCGACAGAATAGCGATCACCAAGATCATGCAGACGAGCGCAAACATCTCACGCATTCGAAGGCCCTCAATCAGAAAGGGATGTCATCGTCCATGTCGGACCCGCGACCGCCGCCGGCGTTACCAGCGGGGCGCTCGCTCGTGCGCTGCGTGCCGTAGTCGTCGGCGCTACCGGGCGCCGGCGGCCCGCCCTGCCGCTTGTCGAGCATCACCATCGACGAATTGAAGGACGTGAGAACAACCTCGGTTGTGTACTTCTCAACGCCGGCCTGATCGGTCCATTTCCGGGTTTGCAACTTGCCCTCGAAATAGACGTGCGAGCCTTTCTTGAGGTACTGCTCGCACGCCTTGGCAAGACCCTCGGCGAACACAACAACACGGTGCCACTCGGATTTTTCCTTGCGCTCGCCGGTGCCCTTGTCCCGCCAAGTCTCGTTGGTGGCGACGCGCAACGTCGCGATCGGCTCGCCGGCGCCGTTACGGCGCACCTCGGGATCGGCACCGAGATAGCCGATCAGAATAACCTTGTTGACAGAGCCGGCCATTACTTCGCCTTTCTCAGCGCGCGGTTTGCGTCCTCACGCTCGGCCTCGGCCTGCGCAAGTTGGATTGTCATGTCGTCGGTGAGACGGCGGGGATCATCGCCATGATGCTTTTCGAGGGCCGCGAGGAGCGCCGCCGAGTTGGCCGCGTTGTCGCGCTCGGAAATTTCACCGGGATCACGGTCGAAATCGTCGGCGGACGCCGGCGCCGGGCGCGCGGTGCGCTCAACGAAATGCGGGCGCGGCTCATTCGGCAGATCGCCGGCGGCGATCGCATTGCGCCAGACACGCCGCACGGTATCGACAGAGGTGCGGAGAGCCTTGGCGATCTGCTCACACGTCATCGGGCCAGCCCACGCGGCGACCGCGCCGGACTCAACACGTTCGCTCATTGGGAAGCCTCACAGTCACAGACAGGCCGATGCTCGTGACAGATGCAGCGGCGGGTGATCTCGTTGCAGGATGAAGGCGCATCGGCTGCACGCTCGCGACGCGGAACGAATGGCGAGGTGCAAGCCGGGCACTGGCAAACGCCAGCCTCGTGCGCGGTCACGCCGCGCGCGTCGATTTGAGACATAGAAACCCCCACGCCGACGCGATTAGCGCCCGGCGTTCCCCGGAACTTTCAAGAGTCAAGAAATTTATTCGGAAGCGACGGGAACCAAATTCCCGAATCGCTATTGCACGGAACTAACCTGATTCGTTAGTGTCACGTCAACGCCACACTAGCAGGATCGGCTATTTTCGAAATGCTGCATGCCAGCTATGTAGTTGTGATGCCAAAGAAAAAAGTTTTTTTGCCATCCGACGAAAACTTGGGGAAACGCGGAACGCGACAACACCCCAACCGTATTTACGAACTAACTCAGGCGCGCGGGCTGACTTATGCCGACGTTGCCGAGCGTGTGCGCTCAAACGCAGAGGCACGCGGCGACAAGCAAAGGACCAAAGTGCATGAACTCACGATCAACCGCCTCGCCACGGGAGCAATCAGCTTGAGCCAGGAGTGGATGGAAAGGCTCGGCGAAGTGTACGGCGTCCCGGCCATCGATATCATCGCTGCACCTTCAACAGGCAATATGCGCCTGCTCAAAGTAACGGTTGCACTGGAAGGGGGCGTGTGGCGAGATACTCACACCATTAACCCGAGCAGCCAAATAGAGATCATGGTCCCTGATGACGTTATGTTGCAGGGCGTAGCACTTTACGCCGCTGAAATTCGTGGCGACGCCGCCAATCTTCGCTACACTGACAAGTCGATTGTCATCGTCTCGAAAATGATCACCGTCCCCGGTGAGATCGCCGAAGGCCGGCGCTATCACGTGCGCATCACGCGCGCCGATGGACTATGCGAGGAGACGATTAAGCTCCTCGTCGCACGTGAAGGCAGGTATTGGCTAAGACCGGAATCCGATCACCCGGATTTCCAGACTTGGGTTCCACTCGATGGCCGCGCCGGCGAAACCGTGGAGATCCTTGGGCGTGTGCGGGGCGTTTATTTCCGCGAGGATTGAGAACCGCCCACAACTAAAATTACGCATACGGCGTTAGCCGCGCCCTTAAGGCGCGGCTTTTTTGTACAATTTGTCGCAATTCCCACAGGTCTAAACACACGACTAACGGATTGCGCTTGTCGTTTCCCCGAATCGTGACTAGCGTCAACGGCTAGTCGATTCGCGGGGGAAACGCATGCTCGGCCAGATTCAGGAACATTCAGACATACACCGTCGGTTAGACCGCGTTAGTCGCGATCTCCATGCCGCCCAATTGCGAATTGACAACCTGACCCGCTGGCATCAGCCGGCGCCCGATTCAATCGACGCGAAAGTGTTGGCCGCTCTTGAGGTGAAGCGGGACCGCCTCGCGCTCGAAATCATCGATATGCGCGCCACGCTTCCGCCGCAGCCCTCGCGCCTTGACACGCCGCCGGCCGGCCACATCGCTTTCAAAAAAGGCGAGTGGCACCCCGCCGGTTCGATCAAGCCCGACATCGTAACGCCCGACATTCCCGCATGCCTAAAGCGGAGCGTGCGCCCATGACGCCGGTTTTCGAGCGGATCGCGGCGAGCCGTCATGATCTTCCGTCGATCGACGACAGCGATCGATGCGCAAAGCTTCTCGCATTCATCAAAACCGAAACGCGCTGGCAGTTGCTCGGCCTGCCGCACACGCTCGAAGTCGTCCCACATGACGAATACCGCGCCCGGCGCCGCCTTTTCGTGGAGTCATATGCGGCCGCGCGCCGCCGCAACCTGATCGGCAAACCATTCTATACGGCCGTCAGTGATCTCGGCGCAGCATTCACCGCACTCATCGCGGCGCGCCGCAGCGCAGCGAGTGCACGATGAAACGCCGCCTCGTGTGCATCACCCTCGTTTCGTTCGATCCTTACGGCGACGTTCTCGACGCCATCGAGATTCATCCGCGCACGATCACCGTGCGCCGGTTCAAGAAGGCGATGCGCGCCTATGGCGCCTTCACCTTCACCCGCATCAATACCTTTGAACAGATCGAGGCCCGCGCATGCCGGTAATGTGGGAACGGGCCGTGCCCGCCATCAAATTCATGTTGCGCGTAGTGATCACGCCCGAGCAATTCCAGCAATCGCCCGAGGTGAAAGCCGATCCGCGCCATTGGTCGGAACGCCTCGCGAAATGCTTGCTCGAAACCGACACCGGCCCGCGCTGGCACCTCGTGGACGTGCATCGTCATAACGGCCTCGCCGATCACCTCGCGCGCCCGATCTCGGTGCGCCTGTATCGCTCCGAGGATTGAACGCCGTGGACGCAACACATCGCTTCCGGCTGCAAGCGGCCATCCTCGCGCCCGGCGAAACGCCGGCACGCAATGCCTCGCAACTCACAAGGCCGCAACGCGCCGCGATCATCGCATGCGCCATCGCCGGCCGGCTGCATCGCTTCTTTCAAGCCTGGCACGGCGACGGCGACGGCGCACCAATCGACGCGCGCACCGTCGAGACGCTGCGCAAATCAGGGTTGATGGCGGTCGCCGGTCGCAACGCCCGCCTCACTGACAACGGCAAATGGTACGCGCGCACGCTTTGCAGCGCGATCGCTGGCGAGCTTCACACCGAAGGAAAGGGAGAGCCATGAGCAGAAAGAAGCTAACCGAAGCCTGCACATTTGCGATGCGCTACGTCGCCGAAGGCAACAGCGAAATCTATAACCGCACCGTCGCCGCAAACCTGATCGTCGTCGCGGCATTGTTTCCGCACTTCGTGACGATCTCCCGCGATCGACCAGCCAACGCCGCCGGCGCCCGGCCACTTCTCGCCGCAGCCCTCACGCCGCGCGGCCACGATTTCATCACGCCCCGCAAATTGCGCCGCGCGCATCAATAGCAATCGCAGACACCGCGCGCACCGGCGCGGAATGACCCCGGCGCATCACACAGGGAAAGCCACCATGACCCGACACGAGACGTTTACCTTCGACAACCTCAAAGACTTCATCAACGCGCTCGGCGACGCGCATCCGCAAGCACGCGGGCCAATCACGATCTCAGCCAATCTCGCCAACGTGATCAGCGCAACGCTCAACAGGATGTCCGCGAATCTCGCCTTCGACATCCGACAGCTCGGCGAAGCAATCGCCGCCGGCGACTGCCCGGACTGCCGCGCGGACTTCTTTGAGCGACATTTCGGCAACGCCGCCCGAACCGTCGGCATGATGCACGAAAGCGGTGCGGCCATCGCCAAAACCCGCACCGACTTCGACGACATGATCAAGCTGGCGAACAAACTGGCCAAGCCGGCCGGCGGCGCCGGGGCCACAACGCTCGCCGCCGGCGACACCGAAGGCGCCGTGAAGCTGTATGCAGAACACGACACCCTTGCGCGCGACTTGTTCAAGCTCAATCCCGAGAACGATCGTGACGGCCCGGCGCACGTGCGCATCCACAAGCGCGCGGACGCGATCAACGGCATGCTTTCGAATGCAGGCTTCCAAACACCCACTACCCGCGCGACCATCGATCGCCGGATGCAACAGCGCCGCGATCACCTTCGAAACGACTACGCGAATGTGAAGGCCAGCGTTGCCGACATTCAAGCCGTGTCATCGTCGCGCGCGCTCAACACCGAGGAAGTGGCAGACCTTACCCGGCTGCAACAGCGCGAAATCGATATCTATACCGACGTGACGGCCCTTGGCGGCGTCATGATGCAACCGGCGTCGCCGGCGCGCAAAGCGAGCTAACGACGCCAGCGATCGGCGGCGAGCAACGGCCGCCGATCGCACCACCAAGGCCCCGACGGATGCAAGGCCCGTCACCCAAATTCGTTTTCAAGGCGCCCCGGCGATGACGATCAAGCTCCACACCCTTGAGGAAACGGCCGCGATTTTCCGCGTGTCAAGGCGAACTTTCTCGGAATGGATCGCCGATAAGCCATTTTATCGGATGATCGGAAATCGTAAGCTTTTCACCGATCAGGACATTTCCCAGCTTTATGAGTTGATGACACCATGCCCCTCACGCTCAAATTCCGCCCCGACCGCAAAAGCTACTACATCCGGGGCACGGTCCGAGGCGTCCACATCCGCGAGAGTTGCGAAACTGATGACTACGAAACGGCCGAAGCCTACCGGGCGAAACGCGAATGGGAAGTCTTGCAAGGTACTGTCTTTGGCACAAAGCCGGAAAGCACGTTCCTTGAAGGCGTCGCCATCTATCTAGAAAACGGCGGCGAGCGGCGGTTTTTGCAGCCGCTCATTGATCACTTCGGCTCGACGCTTATCAGCAAGATCAATCAAGCCGCCATCGACGCAGCCGCCATTAAAATCTACCCCGGCCTCGCGCCGGCGACACTCAGCCGCCAGCTTTACACACCAGTTGCGGCCGTGATCAACCGCGCAGCCCTTGCAGGAATCTGCTCACCGATCCGCATCACGCGCCCCAAGGCGCCCAAGGGGCGCGTGCGCTGGATCACGCATGACGAAGCTCGCCGGCTGATCGAGAGCGCGGCGCCGAACCTTCGGCCACTGATCGCCTTCCTGCTTTTCACCGGCGCCCGCATCGGCGAGGCCCTATGGATCGATTGGCGCTGCATCGACTTGCAGCGCGGACAAGTGCAATTCCTCGACACCAAGAACGGCACCGATCGCGGCGTGCCGCTGCATCCCGAGGCGATCGCCGAGCTTGCCGCCCTGCCGCATCGCGAGGGCTGTGTATTCCGCAAGGAAGGCCGCGCCATTCGCGGCCACAACTCAGGCGAGATCATCGGCTATGAAATCGGCGAGCCTTACGCGCCGCTCAATGAGGACGATGATCGTGACGTGTCGGCCGGCTCGCGCATCAAGAAAGGATTCAAGGGCGCATGCACCCGCGCGAAGATCCTCGACTTTAGCCCGCATGACTGCCGGCACACATGGGCAACGTGGCACTATCAAGAGAACCGCGATCTCAACATGCTGATGCACCTCGGCGGCTGGTCAACGCTGCAAATGGTGCTGCGCTATGCACACGTGAACGTCGCACACGCGGCGCCGTCGATTACAGCGATGCCAAGCATTCGCGGAACATCGATACCTGGCCCCGTTGTGCCACTCAACGAAACCGAGGAGAGGAAAGCCAAATGAGCGAGACACGAGACGTTTTCGGCGCCGGCTTGCGCGTCGGCTTCACCCTTGCCGCCGTCAACCTTGCCCGCGATCACGGCGAGGACGTGACAGCCCGCGCACTCCTCGACGGCGCCGGCTACACGCTGGCGATGATCGAGGCCGACGGCCACGACGACGACGATCTCACGCTCATCCGCGCGATGTTTTCGGACACGCCGCCGGCGCCCCAAGAGGCTTACCGGCTCGACGGCATCGAGCGCCGCGTGATGCTGCAACTGGCAGGAGGGCGCCCGAGCAATGACCACTGAAACATTCATGGTGTATCCGCCCGAGGTGAAAGCCCTCATGGCACTCCTCAACGAGGAGATCGCCCGATATCGCACCGGGACCGCCAAGCAATGCGAGCAACTGCCGCCGGCGATCGCAAGGAAGATCACAGATCAACTGGAATACGATCTGGCGCCGCTGTACGGCGAACTTATGAAACTTGAACTCCTCGGCACACCCGCGATGCTCGTGACCCTGCCATCGCTTTTCGCAAAGGACGTGCGGTGACGACAGAGCGACAGATCACAGCCGCACACCTCGCAGCGCCCATCACAGCCAGAGCCTTGCGCGCGCGAGCCGCGAAGGCCACAGCGCCGCACCAGGCCGACGCCAAGGCCCTCGACTTGGAAGCCGCCGAGCAGATCGAGCGGCTTCTGCGGATTCTGGATGGGATCGAGCCGGGCACGCTCGCAAACTCGATCGCCGATCAGATTGAGCAGTGGCAAGACCTTGGCCCCGAAATGCACCTTACGCGAGATCGCGACGCAAGCGTGGCCGGCGTCGAGATCAAGCCCGAAGGCCGAACCGCACTCACGAACATCATCAGTCAGCAACTCGGAAAGGCCCCACGATGACGGCACCCACGAGCTACGAACAGCAAGGTACCAGATATGACGCCGCCGCCGTCGGCTATGAGCGCCAAGGCCGCGCCGTCAATACGTTCCCCGCCATTGCACTATCGGTGCGCCAGCCTTGGGCATGGGCAATCATCCATGCCGGCAAAGACATCGAAAACCGTAGCTGGCAACCGAACAACCTCGGCATTCGCAAGCGCGGCCGCGTCGCGATCCACGCCTCGAAAGGCATGACGCGCGCCGAGTATGCCGACGCGGCCGCCTTTATGAAGTCGATCGGCATCACATGCCCGACGCCCGGCGAGCTATCGTTTGGCGGGATTGTCGGCAGTGCCGAGATCGTTGACGTGGTGCGCCACCATGACAGCCCGTGGTTTTTCGGGCCGCTCGGCCTCGTGCTGCGCAAGCCCGAGGCGACATCATTCGCGACGGCCGCCGGCCAACTCGGCTTTTTCCGATGGGAGAAACCCGCGCTTCAACCCGCACCGGCGCCGGCGGCGCGAGGTGCATTGTTCTGAAAGCCCCGCGATGACGAACACGGTTGACACCTACTTCGGCCCTCGGATGATCCACTTTTCATTTCTCCGCGACGGCATGGCCGGCGATCCGTTTTTCCAGCCCGACATGGCCGAGCCGGATCGCTGGCAACAGGCGCACAAGGTCGGGATGCGCCGCGCCCGGCGCGGGCGCTACCGGCCGCGCCTGAAACCATCGTTACCGCCACCGCGCCGGGCATGGCCAGCCAGCGCCTACCGTCCCAAATCCGCCCCGGCCTATGCCGCAACACTCTTTCGAAAGGCCCCGCGCTGATGGCAATTTTTCCGCAAGAAATGGTCGACTCGCTATTCGATCGGACACGGGCGCAGGCCCTCGACGATCTTCAGACGGAGTATGATGCGGCGGCCTCCTCAGCCGCCCGCGATCGCATCAAGCGCGCCATGATGTTCATCGCCGGCCCGATCCTGCCAGAGCCAGCGGACGGCAGCGTTTCGCGTCCAATATTGCCCTGCGTTGACTAACCCGCCCCAAATCCGCCCCGGCCCTCGGGGCGCCCCGTGAAACCGCAACGGGAACAACGCGGTAGCGTGGGGCACCTTATCCCTTCACACGGGAGAGGTCCAAGGTTCGATCCCTTGTGCGCCCACCATCCAAAGCCCTGCAAATGCAGGGCTTTTTCGTTTCCGGGGTAGAACGAAAAGGGTGCGGTTTCCGGGCAATAATGGGGATAATTGGGAACGAATACGCCCCAAATCCGCCCCGCCCGATTCCGCAATTCCGGTATCTAGGTGCCATTTTCGGCATTTTTGCATAGCTCAATGCTGCTTTTTTGAGAAAGCCTTGAGCAACCAAGCACTTAGGCAAGATCGCCCGACAGGCGCCACGAGCGCAGCCGCAAACGGACACGCCGCCGGGCAAGCCGGGCGGCGCGAATAGCATCGGAGCATGACGGCACACCTCGGCGCCGCCGGGGCGCCCCGGTGCGTCAGCTAATGGCGAGATAGATCAGGAAGCCGGCGGCCGCGACAAACACCAGATTGCCGAGCCAGCCGAGGCCACGGGCAGCGCCGCGATCGAGTCGGGCCACAGCGCCAGCCGGAAGCCACCAACGCGTCAGGACCCGGAGAGCGGTCCACAGAATGCCGGCGGCGAGGAGTGCGAGGAGAGCGAATGTCATGGCCGGAATCTAGCGCAAGAATCTGCGCTTGACATCTAGTGCATAATGCACTATCTAAAATGCAGCCGAGCGCGATTGTGCGCAGGCGATCGGAGATCTTCCCATGCGAAAGCCGCGCAAAGTCAGGACACCCGCCCCGCTCGCAAAGATCGATACACCGCTACACCGAAACGGCGCTTACTTCGCGCTCGGCGCCAACGAAACATTATTGGAGCGCCTGCACAGCAACCTCGACATCGGAACACCGGCGCATCGCGCTCTTGCTGCCGAGATCCGCCATCACGTCGCATGGCTCAACGCAAAGATCGCGGAAATCGACGCCAAAGCGGCCGCGAAGGGCGGCGAGCAGTGAACCGCCCCACCCTTTCGCCCGTCGAGATCGCACACCGCCGCGATCGCCTGATCGACATCGCATGCGCCGCCGGCGCCCTCGTGATCTCAACCGCGATCGCCGTGCGCGCGATCCTCACCATGGCATCGGAGCTGATGCCATGACGGCGCAATGGCTTCTCATCGTCTACAGCCACGAGATCAGCATCACGCCGTTCAAACGCTACGCCGACGCCCTCGCGGCGTTTCGCGCGATCGAGGCCGGCGGCGACTTTCGCGCCGCGCTGGCCCGCCAAATGATGGCGACAAATCCTTGAACAGGCCCGGCCATCGCGCCGGGCCTTTTATGAAGATCGAGGCCGGCGTGAAAATCTATCAAGCCGTCGGAACGTCGTCTTATGCATGAGGTGACAAGGCGGCCGGAAACGGCCGCCATCCTCGCAGCGCGGCGCGGTGGCGCGTTTAATACGACACTCGGGACATCGACACCGCGACACATCAACGACGGCCACGCAGGGCCGGCTTTTTTGTGCGTAACCCTCATTGACGACTAGTGCATTATGCACTATTCCACAGACACGCCGAGCGCGATGGTGCGCAGGCGATTCGAAAAGGGTTTTGGAATGGGACGCGTTTTGGTTGGTTGCGAAACATCGGGCATTGTTCGGCGCGCATTCGCGGCGCTCGGTCACGATGTCTGGTCTTGCGATCTGCTACCGGCCGACGATCGGTCAAACCGACATATCGTCGGCGACGTGCGGGATCACCTTAACGACGGCTGGGACTTGCTCGCCGTGATGCATCCGCCCTGCACCCGGCTTTGCAACAGCGGCGTGCGCTGGCTTTCGGAACCGCCAACCAAGTTGAGCAGCGACACCTATGCAGACGAGGAGATCGAGGCTTACAAGACCATGAACCGCGACCAGCGCCTCGCGTTTATGTGGCACAAGCTCGACGAAGGCGCCGCCCTGTTTTCGGCATGCTGGAATGCGCCCATCGATCGCGTCTGTATCGAGAACCCGCAGATGCACCGGCACGCGAAAAGCCGGATCGAGAACTTTCAGCCGGCGGCGCAGCACGTGCAACCGCATTGGTTCGGAGAGCCCGAATTTAAGATGACCGGGCTTTACCTACACAACCTGCCGCCGCTCACCAAGACGAACCCACTCAACCCGCCCAAGCCCGGCACCGAAGAACACAAGGCATGGTCGCGCGTTCACCGGCTATCGCCCGGCGCGCTCCGCTGGAAAGAGCGCAGCCGTTTCTTTGATGGCATCGCGAACGCGATGGCCTCACAATGGGGCCACCTATTGCCCGACGACGAACGCAGAGAGATCGCATGAACTGGCGCGATGAATTTCCCGACTACTCGCCGGCAGAAATGCCGGCGATACCGCCCGGCTTTGATGACACGTCGTGGCGCAACAATGTCTGCCCATCATTCACGAGCGATCCGCTCGGGCTAACACTCTGGATCGACTACGCCGCGCCGGCCGAGCGGGAATTTCCCACGTGGCCTCGCTACCGCCTTGAATCGCAAGAGGCCGGCGTAGAGGTTTCAGGTTTCTATCTCGAGTCCGATGACTTCGCCCTGATCCTCGCCGCGATCTCAAACCATACAAAGCTACTCGGAGACGCTTAAGCAATGCCCGCCACACGCATGACGGCCCAAGAGGCGCGCGACCACCTCGCGCGCCTTGAACTCTCGCAACAAGCATTTGCGCGCCTGATCCGCGTCAACCCGACAACTGTGCGCCGATGGCTGATGGACCCCAGCCAGGGGCAAGATATCCCGCGCTATATCGAGATCCTGTTGCGCCTACTCACGCCGGGGAAGGTCAAACGCCTGATCGCCGAATATGCGGACGACGCAAACCCGGCGTGATCAGCCGGCGCTCAATTTGCCCGCCGCGAAACTTTTGCACGGCGCCGCTTTGCAATCGCCGCCTTGACGCGGGCGACCTCGGCCCGCACCTCATCGAGCGTGCGCGCCGGCTTCGGCTTCACCTTGCGCCGTGACGCAAGATAGGCCGCCGGCGTGTAGGCGTCGAGCAAATCCGCCGCAACGTCCTTTTCAAACCGATCATCGATCAAGATGCCGAGCGCGCGCGACTCCATGATGATCGCCGTACATGCGTTGATATGCGCAGCGTGCGGCCGCTTGCTTTTCGGATCGACATCCTGCCCGGCGCGTAACGCGATCGTGTGCCGATCGATGGCATCGAGATAGATCGACAGACGCACGGGATTGTTGCGCCAGTTGAATGCGCCGTATTCCGGCGCACTATCCGCGAACACGAGACACGTCTCAATGCGCGCCGTATTGGGATAAAGACCAACCGGCACCTTCATCAGGCCGAGCGCATCTTTCGGGTTTGCCTTGGCTTTCGGTTTCACTTTTTGAGCTTCCTTTTCTGCTCACGGCGCACGGCCGCAGTCGCACGCGCATTCACAGTGAATTGCGCTTCCAGCGAGCCACCCGGCCCGCGACGAAAATTGATGTCATGCACGAGGCCGCAGCCGCAGCACTGGTTTTGAAACCCGCGCCACGGGATGCGCTCCCATACCCGATCAAAGAATTGCCATGATTTCCCCGCCATCGCGCCAACTCACGCCGCACGCCGCAAGGGCTTGCGCATCGAGGGCGGCGGAATGTTCACGCGATGCCGGCCATCCTCGCCGGTCAACCGATGCAGGGTGATCGCATTGAGCGACTGCCCGGAATTGTAGCCGCCGCCGTTCGCGTGGTTGTCTTTGTCGGCGAGCGTCTGGAACGACTCACACCGCACATCGCCAACCTCTTTAAGCGTCTCATGATGGATATGGCCCGACAGGAACCAATGATAGGCCGTCTTGCCCCAATCCTCGCGACGCTGCGTTGCCATCGTCATCGCCATGCGATCCGGCCGCATCTTGTCGCCGTGCGCCGCACCGATCAGCGTGACACCGAACCGCCTGAAATACAGATCGCCCGGAAAACTGATCTTCACCCGCTTGTTGTTCGCATAGAACATGCGCAGCGCCACGGTCATCGCGCGCGCGGCCTCGGGATCATGGTTGCCGGGAATGTTGGCGACCTCGACAAACTCATGTTTGGCGATCGCCAGATCGATGATCTGCATCATCAATTCGACGCCGGCGGTTAGCACCTTGTACCACCGGCCATCGACATCGAGTTGATGGCCAGAACGCGGCGTGACGTTGCGCTGATCGTTGGCGTGATACCAATCACCAAGGTTGATGATCAGTGCGTATTTCGAGCGATCCGATTTTGCCATCAGCTTCGCCGAGCATTCGAGCAATCGCCGAATGCCGATTTTCAGATCGTATGACGCGCCGGTTTCCCGCCCCCACGCCAGCAAACCGAGATGCTGATCGGCGATCGGATAGACGGTGAGCAAGTCCCGATCGACACGGCGCGGCACCCGCACGAGGCGCGAACGCCCCTTGTATGCCTTGAACGTATCGCCCAGAACCTTGATCAGATCGGCCGCGACGCCATCGCCCTTGGTCTTGATCCACTTCGCCCGCACGAGGCCATCGGAATCAACAAGCGCCGAGACGCCCTTGATGATCTGCCCCGCCGGCATTTCGAACGCCGGGCCAGACTTCTTATGCGTCTGTATCCATTCGCGCTCGGTTGCGCCGGCGGCGTCACGCTGCGTTGAGGTTTTCTTGACGGTGTAGCCCGGCAACACGGGCTTAAAGCCCATCATGCCGCGCTCAGCCGCCCGCTCCAAACGATAGCGCAGCGTCGTCTTGGACAACCCCAATGCAGCCGCAGCCGCGCGCTCGGTGCCATGCTTGCGCTTGGCATCGGCCGCGCGACGACATACGTCGTCACTCAGTTCTGACATTTGTGATTTTCGCCTTTAGGAAACTCGGAGCAAACGCAAAATGAAAGCCTTGATGTCCGATCCGAAGAACATCAGCCCCTGAATGATCAATGTCATCGCGCCGCTGATGATGATCACCGCCGTTGCGATCTTGATCCGCAGCGTCTTGTAATCCTCGATTACCGGCTCAATATTCTTGACGCGCGCCTGAAGCGGCTCGATCGTGTCCACTTTCTGCGACAGGATCGCCAACGTGGTACGAACCTCTTTGCGATACTCGGCACTATCGCGACGATCATTGTCGCGCTCGGCACGGTCACGGTTCGTCTCGGCGATATGCGCCTTGAGCGCACCCTTGATCTCACCGACAAGCAAAAGAACCTCACGGGATTCCGTCGTCATCAGCGACCACCTCGCGCTAACCGTTCACGCTGATTGGCCTGGCACTCGCGCGAGTCCTGATTGGCGTCGATCACGCCGGCGAGAACAACGCGCGTCTTTGCCAGAGCAACACGCGCATCCTCTTTTTTTACGGCCGGCATTTTCGGATCACCGAGCAAATCCTCGCAGTCGCGCGGAATCTGCACCGCCGAGGACGGCGCCGGCCCGGCGCGGTCGGATGTCTTGCAAGCCCCTAACGTCATCGTCATCGAGAGCGCAGCCGCCGAGAGGACGCGACGCAAGCCGTTGTTCATAATCGTTCGCCTTCATTTGAGCATCGACAGCAGCCGCGCCCGACGCGGCGGCGAGCCGCGCCTTGTCCGCAGCCGCCGCTTTCTGGTTTGCGAGTTGACTTTGCGAGAATGCGAGATCAAGGCGAAGCTGCGAAAGCTCGGCCCGCGTATCGGCCGATCGCCGATCGAGCAGCGCGCATAGCAAGCCGAACGACAAGAACGCGGCGAGCTTGGCGACCGGGACATAAGGCCCGATCACCGGCGCATATTTGAGGAACGGCACAAAGCCGACCACGAGCGCGGCAACAAGAAGCGTCGCCACGATCGACAACGCGATATGCGATGTCGCGAGCCACCAAAACCAATCGGCGATCATTTCTTGAGGCCCGCGAGACACACCTTGCGCTCGGCCTCACGGCGATTCTTGAGGCCACGCAATTCGCGGCCTCCGGCACGCGTCCACATCATGAACGCGTTGCAGCCGCCGACCTTGTCGCCGGCATTATACAGCCGAACCGCCGTCGATTTGCAGACCGCAGTCTCACCGATGTTATAGGTGAGCGAACCATACGCCGCCAACGTCTCGGGCGTGATTTCCGCAGTAATGCACTTGGCGACAGACTCGATATAGCGCGGCAACTTCTTTTCGAGCATATCGAGGCATTGCGCCTTGGTGTAGGTGTCGCCGATCCGCACACCCTCGGTTTCTCCAAAGCAAACCGTCGGCAGGTTATACGCGAGCTTGTCGGGCTTTGCCGTGAGCCACAACCCCTCGAAATTTGCAGTCATCGGCGTGGCAAGGTGCGCAGCGGCTGCGATCAGTGCCGCAGATGCAACACCGATGACGCCATGTTTCTTATTGATCACCATTTGATCGAAATTCCTTTTGCGAGATGTAGCGAAAGACGAGAGCCAAGACCTTCACGGCGATCGACAGCGCAAAGAAACGCCCGCGCTCGATCGGCGGATTATCCATGAGGATCGGAAGCCCAAATTCGAGGCCATCGAATACGAACGACAGCGCCAGAAAGCGCGTTGACCACGCGTGCCGAAGCACGCGGCGCCAATCCGCCACGAGTTGAATTTTCATTTTTCAAGATCCTTTACAGGGCGCGCAGCCGCGCACCCCCAAGCGGCCGCACGCGATCGCGGACGGCGTTGCTATCATTCCCCGAAATCATGCGGATCAATCCGCCGCCGAGGCATTCGGTGATCTCGCCGACATGGTGCGGCCAAACCGCAATCAAGCCAGGGCGGCAGGCATGCGCCGGCGCGCCGAGGCGCACCCACTCACGCGCACGGTTGAGGCGCAAATCGGCCAACCCTTTGCGCAGGCGCAACCAACACCCACACCACGGGATGCCGGCACAGGCCGCCGGCTGGCCGGGTTCAAGAGCAACATGCCGGCGCGGCCGTGCGTCGGCCGCGCCGCCGACGAGGCAAAGCGCGGCCACGGCGATAAACAGTCGCATGGTATTGTCCGGGATGTGTTTGAAAACGACTAGGCTAGGTGCGCTCGTGATCGCGACACGGCGGCACGCGCGCCCCTACACGTCCGCAAGGAACGAAATGCTGCCGCCGCCCGCATTACCGAGATATAAAAGCGAAGCCTGCCCCGGCGTTAATCCGCCGGCGACACCAAAATCGATGCCGGTCCCGTCAGGCGTTGCGCCAAGCAGGTTCTGACTTCCGGCCCCGATCCGCGAACCACTCCCGTTCGTCAGTTCGATACTTGCCGACTGGAGGGTTGGTATCTTATTCATCCGCGCCGGAAACACGAAGGTGAACACGGCATTCGTTGCAGAATAGGCCAGACCGACAGCAGCGGCCATCGATCCGGTAACCGCCGTCAACTTGTAGAAGAACTGCTTACAGTAAAGGTCGAGCGCCGCGCCGGTCAGCCCCTTGTAGGTTGTCGCCTTTTTGCCCGGTTCAAGCTGGACATCGGTCACAGCAAGAGTATCGGCAGCATTGTACGACTTGTCGTCGTTCCAGATCATCACACCGAGATTGTTGAACGTTGAACCGCACGCCGCCGTCACCTCGTATTTCGCAGCGACGGTGCCGACTCCGAGGTTGACGGGAGTTGTTACATAGGACCACCCCGCCGCGAGCGTCGGATTGACGCCATCCGCTCCCCACGTCGAGACCGGATCGCCAGTGGTCGCGTCCTCCGTCCCCGTCCATTGGACGATCGCCATCTTGATATTGCCGAGCCGCGCATTCGTCACAGCAAGAACCGCGGAAAGAACCATATCGCTACTGCGAAATTCCTTGCAGTCGAGGCCACGGATCGCCTTGAATACACCGCCCTTATCGCTCGTGCCGGAAAATTGCACGGCGCCGTTATAGCGGGCCGTTCCGATCACAGAGTTGAGCGCCGTACATGTTGCACTCGCCTCGCCGATGTAGCGCCAGCCATCTGCCCAATAGGCGCTATCGGTCACGGTGACACCGGCGCCATAATTGCGCTGATCACGCTCAAAGCGCCCATTCGTCAGAATATTGCGAATGCCGCCCGGCCCGGAGGTGCCGATCACAGTATCGATCGAGATATTCGCGAGCGCCTGCAACCGCTGCGCTGCATTCAGGCTCTGCGCCGCATCGAAACGCACCGCGCCGACGCCGGGCGGAATGTTCGTCAACTGCGAACCATCAACCGCCGGCAAACGCCCCGACCCGTCAAGTTGCACGATCTGATTTGCCGCAGTGCCGACGTTGAGCGCCGCAGCCGTCCCCAACACAATACCGAGATTGGAAAGGGCCTGCGCCTTCTGGCCGGTCGTCAAGGTTTGCGCCGCATCAAACCGCACCCGCGACCCGAGCGCCGTTGTAATTGTCGTGGAGAAATTCGCATCGTTGCCGAGCGCGGCGGCAATTTCGTTGAGCGTATCGAGCGTCGCCGGCGAAGATGCCACAAGATCGGCGCGCATCGCTTGCAGAGCAGCCATCGTGGCGATCTGATTTGTGTTCGTGCCGAGCGGAGCGGTCGGCGCGGACGGCGTGTTGGCGAACATCGGCGAATCAAGCGGCGCCGCACCGAGGCCGCTGCGAATGGTAGCCGCATCGGCGAGCGCCAACAGACCGCGCGCATAATCCGAGATCGCGAATTGCGCGGCGTTGCCGCTGGCGTCGATATAACTCACCGTCATCGGCGTCACGGCGAGATCAATCAACGCCGACAAGAAGTCGCCGATTTCGTGATCCTCGTTCCACCACGACGGCTGCACCCGGCCGTCATTGATGCCGTCAGCGATCGCCGTCGATCGCTTGTGTTTGATGCTGCCCATTGTAGTCCTCAATCCTATTGCCAACGAACCAGATCAACCGAGCGCGGTGAATGCGATGTCGATCTCGGATGCGAGTTTCATGGTGCCGGCGGTGATCTGGTCATCAACGGACTGCTCTTTGGCGAAGCAAGCCTGCACATGCGCCGCGACCGCGAGCGCGAGCGCCGTAATCGCAGCGGCATTCAGTGTGACAAACCCCGCGCCCGTCTTGAACTGCACCGAGATATCAGGGTTGATCTGCGCCAGCGAAAACGCCCCGTTGATCATTGCCTGGCTCTCCCGATCAGTTGCGATCGAAGCGCCGTTATGAAGAATGCCGCCGGTTTCGACGGCGAACCGCCGGCGCGCGGCATATGCCTTCAATTCATCAGGCGTCGGCGGAACAACGACGGGCGCGGCTGTGACGCCGGCAGCATACGTCCATCCGCGCTTCGTATCTGACGAAACGGGAACCCATGTCGCATTCGGAAAAACGAGACTGATATCGATATCAGCCTCAAACAGATCGACGACAGTATCGGCGTTCAACAACGCGTAAAGTTGACTCATACTCATAACTCCGATTTCGGAAAATCAATAGGTCAAGATGGCGTGGCCATCCGATCCACGGCCGCCATAAGTGCCACGCGTCCCGTTGGCGCCGCCGCTACCAGCAGAGCCGAAGCCGAAGCCATCGACAGACGTGCCGTCGAGAAATGGCATAATCAGAGACTGGCCAAAGGACGGCGCACCCCACCCGCCATAACAATAGGCCGACCCCGGATAGAAGTTGCCCACGCCGCCGTTACCGCCACTCGCCTCAAACGTTGCGGCCGTACCACCACCGTTACCGCCGTTGCCTTGCGCGCCGTTGTTGGTGCCGCCCGGATTGCCGCCCGTGGCGACCAACAACGTGCCTCCGATCGTGCTATTGGCGCCGGCCGTGGCGCCGGTTGAGGTGGCGCCGATTCCGGGTGCCCCGCCGACACCGACGATGATCGACAGCACCTGCCCCGGAACGACATCGAGCCAGCCCTCGGCATAACCGCCAGCACCAGCACCGCCGCCCGCAAGACCATTATTCGCGCCGCCCCCCCCGCCGCCGCCGCCCCAAGTCTGGCCGAAAACGCGATAGATGCCGGCCGGTACCGTGAACGCATGCGTTCCAGCGCCATAATCAACGCGATTGCGCGCGGGCAGCGCCGATGAAAAGTAATTCGAGATCAGCCATGCCGCGCCGTTATAGGAAAATTCAACGATCGCGCCAGCCGGAAGATCACCCTTCTTCGTCGGCGTGCCATCACCGCGCAGCACGGACTTGTTACCGAGGCCGTTCACATTCATGACCGCAGCATCAGTATTGTCCGCCGCGATTTTCACGCGGATCGACATTCCCTCGATATATTCGGGCGGCGTCGGCGCCAGCGTCACAACCAGTGCATTCGCCGTCCCGGCCGCAGCCGCATAAGTCGGCCGGCCGCGCTGCACGAGGTGCTGAATGGCCTTAATCAACAACCCATCGTCGAGGCCGTTTTCTGGCACGATCTTGATCGTCGGATCAGCAATCGTTCCGCCATTGACTCGCGCAACACCTCGCAATTTGGCAACAACATCATTCAGCCACGCCGCTTGAATGTCGGTGCCGTCGTCGGCCAAGTCCGACGAACAGTCGCGGAACCAACTATCAATTGCGGTAAAGGTACGGGTTTCCGCCGGGCGAATGACAACAGCGTTCGGCGCATTTGCCGGGCCAAGAAAATCGGTCATGATCAGTGAGCCTCATACTGAATTTGAATTTCCGCGTGAACGACGCGGGCGAGTAGACATTCGAGAGCGCGCAGATCAGGGCCGCACGAAAGCCGCCGGCCCGCTTTGAGGCGACCGGACATCGGCAGAGCGCGAGAGGTGCCAGACCAAGCCGGACTGGCGCCGAGATCGACGATTATGCGAAGGATTGCAGACGATCGCCGGCCCGGCGCTGCACGTCCGGCCATCGACTTCTTTGATCCAACCTGAGTGCCGCATACGCCGAAACCATCGACACAAGTGATTGACCAACCTGCCCGCTCCGCGATAGCGGAATAATACTCGCACCGAGTGCCGCCGACCGCCGCTACCTTTGTGCACAGATCCGGAAAGGGATCACACAAATCGGGCAACCCGTATTCCGCCATCCATAAATCATGCGTCTCTGAATGGGTCGCGCACCAGAACTCTAGTCGCAACGCGCAAAGGCGAACGTTGACGAACGAAAAGACATCAGCAACGGCCTTGAAAAACCGCCGCATAATCGATGGCCTACGATAGATCGTCGCAAACCCGTCGCCATCATAACCGGCGGGATCGAAACCAATCTCGGCGCCAGCGTCAGGACCGCCCTCGTTGGATTGCCAGGCTCGGCCTCGTGGCAATAATTGCAAGGCGGACGATAAAACCTCATCCACAGTCGGACAGCGCAGCGGCGCGGGACGCGACGCTAAACATTCAGACATCGCAACACCTCACACAAAACTGACATTACCGAGCGTCGCCATCTCAGCCGGCGACAATGCGATATCGGCGGATGGCGCGGTGATGGCGTGACGGACCTCGCCAGTCGCGTTGGAAACGGCCTGCCAAATCCACGACCGGGAGAACGATGTCGGCGAGGCGAGATATGGCATGCCGCCGATCTCGCTATCGCTTCCAGCAACGCGCGCAAGCCTTCGAAACGCGTCACGCAATTCAGCGATTACAATCTGTTGCTGCGCAGCCGTGTTCGGCAACAATCCGCTGATCGTTATATCGATCGGCCGCGCGATCGGCGCGGCGACGGATACGAGAGCGCCGGCAGGCCGCAAGGCCTCGATGTGATCTCGCACGCGCTCGATATCAGCCCCAAGCGGAATCCCATCTGCGTATAGGTCGAACATAAGCGGAAATATCCGCACAGTTCCCGGCCCCGCCCACAGCCGCTCAACAAACACCGATGGCCGATCCTGATAAAACGAAACGCCCGGCACCTCAGATGCCCACAACAGATAATCGGCCGCCGATCCACCGTGCGGCGGATTGCGTTTCCGGAACAGAATGCGCGCGCGGAAAGTGTCATCATCCTCGACATCGAGACCCGGCGAAATAGCGCCATCGGCGACAACTGCGAGCGCGCCGACATCGTCAGGCACACCATCAATGATTTCCAGCGAGGTCCCAGCGATAGGCGTCACGTTTGCGCCTTCGGTCGCGGAGATGACTTCGACAGATGCCGTGCCCGCGCCCGTCGTCGATCCACCGGCGCTCGCGAGATACTCAACACCATCGCCACGGCGAAAACGAGCGCCGACCAAGATTGTGGCAGCCGCCGTAACTGTCACATCGACAAAGAAGCGCGCCGGCGATGTCGGGCGACGGCTTAGGCCCAACTCCTCGCCGTGAAGGTCAAGGTTTTCTGAATCGGCTGTCAGCGCGAATTTCTGTCGCTGGATGTAGTCCGCGAACCCGAACACCTCGTGCGTCAGACCGCCGAGCACCTTGGCCGTCGGATTGATATTATTCGGCCAGATCCAAGCGTCCGATCCTGGCATATTGGTACGGAACGATTGCCGCGCACGCTCAACAAGCTCTTTGAGACTTTCAATCTTGAACATTAGCGAACCTGATTCCAGAGGACATTAAACCGCTGATCGAACACGCTCGATCCGGTGCGCCCATACAAACGAACGACTAGTTCAAGGCGCTCACGAAGCTCGTTGGCAGTCGCCTCGACTTCAATCCGCGCGACGACGCCCTGCGATTGCAACGGCGCCAAAGCCTCCAACGCAAACAACCGCGCCCAATAGGCTGCAGACAATCCCGCGATCGTGAGCGGCGACCGCTCCAGCAACCAGAGATACGAGCCGAGATCGCCCTCATGCAGATCGGCCCGCACATCAACCGCGTCACCCCACCAGCCGCGCGGATCACCATCGGCCAGAAAATAAAGCGGGTGATCCGGCGTGATGCGCTTGTCGGTAAACAACGCAAGAATCACGGCCGTTGAAATGCCGCCGCTCGACTGCAACCCGCCGTGATTGTAAGGCTCGGAGCCATTCGAGAGTTGCCAATCGGCGAACCCGTCGGCCGGCGACCACACCGAATCCCAAAGCGTGTAGCTATCGGGCGCGCACTCCTCGGCCTTGCGAATGACAATATCCACCACGAGGCACGCTCCTAAACGACAGCAAAGACGACAGAGGAAGGCCCGGCATCCGTCATGACCGCGTTGGATGCCTCGGCGGTTGCCGATGTCACGCCGAGATCGACGCGCCCCGGACGAATGCGGACATAGCGCCCATCCTTGACGCCGACAGCGACATCGCTCGCGCCCTCGATCAACACGGTGGATGCATTAGTGATCTTGATCGGCTTGCCGCCGGCGTCGAGCGTCGTCTCATCCTTGATGAATTTCAGCACCTTGCCGTCGGCGTCATAGAGAGCCGTCCCGCCTTCCGGCAAATCCTTCGGACGCTTGTCCTTATGCTCAAAGCCAAGACCAACAAGTCGATCAGAGCGACCGCCGAGCGCAAGAAACAGCCCCTCGGAACCCGCCGGCGGATGCGACGTGAAGCCATGCGATTGTGCGCGATACACATCCTCGGGTTCATCACTGCTCATGCCGAGCAGACGCTTCATGATCTGTTGCGCGCCGCTATCATCGATCTTCTCAACGCGCGCGCGCCGCAGCGTGCCAACCGTGCTATCGCGGTTTTCGGGAAATCCGTACATTAGTCGTCATCCCCGGCATCACTGCCCCAGGCGTCATTAGCCTCACCGCCCTTGTTGCCCTTGCCGCCAAGGGCACGCGGATCGACAAGGGATAGCTCACTGATCGAACCTTGATCGCGAACCTGCGTGAACGTCACGCCTTCAACGGCCATGTCCCGATGCACCGCGAGAAAATCGCTTTCGACGAAAATGAGATTGCCCGGCTCCCAAACCTTGCCGCCATCACAGCGAAACCCCTGCATGGTGACATTGGCCTTGAGACTGTTTCCGGCCTCGCGATCACGGTGCGACGCCGCGCGTTTTTTCGCGCGCTTCTTGTCGGTGTCTCCGTCGAGCGCGATCACGAGCGGCCGAAACCTGACCTTGCCATCCCGCGCAACAGCCTCGATCCGCAGATTTTCGTCACCGCTACCGAAGGGCCGTTGGCCACGAACCGTGATCTCGCTATGCCGCCCCGCATAGTTATGATCGGCCGATCCGGCGAGCATGTTCCCGCCTTCCCTGATCGAGCCGCCATGACGCTGTTGACCGCCCTTGGTGATCTTGATCGAGCCATCGGCCTGACCGACAGGGAACACGCCCTGATCGCGACACAGCCGCTCAACGACAAGATAAGCCTTCTCGCCCGGCGTGATGCGACACACCGGGACCTTCTCTAGCTGCACATCAGACGTGATGCCGACGCCAAAGAGATCGAGCGCCTGCCCGATCTCGGCCGGCGTCTTGTCCTTGAAATGGCCTGACGCGTGCTTAGCACTGGAATCGATCATGTCTTGCGACTTGGATCGTCCCGAAATCGAAACATCCGCCTTGTCGTGGCCGGAAATGCTCGGCTGATAGCGATCGACATAGCCGCGACAGACGAGATCGCCATTAAAGAAAATCTCGACCTCGGTGCCGGCCTTGAACGTCCAAGACAGCGCCGTGCCGCCGAGCGGCGCGGCCGCGTCGATCGTGAAGCTTCGCGCACCATCCTGAAACGACGCCTGCACCTCGACCCGCTTCCAAGCCGTGAAAAGCCCCCCGCCGGCGGAAATCGTGACGACTTCCGGCCCCATGCTAACCCCCTGATGTTTCACGTGAAACAGCGCGTTCTGATATGTGTCGCGCTGTATG